ATTTAATACGGGTTGGTTTTCAAAGGTTAAGATGGAGAAAGACAACGATACCGTTTATTATACCTTTGATAGCGACTTAATGCCCTACCTGTTTAACTTAACAAAAGAAATAGGCAATTTCACAATTACCACACTTAGCGTAATTTGTTCTATGGAAACGATACAAGGAATAAGAATGTATCTGTTTTTAAGAAGTATAGCGGGTATGCGTAAGGTTGAAGTTACATTAGATGAAATTAGGGAAAGAACGGGACATGCGGGAAAATATGAAGCCTTTAAGGATTTGCGTATTAGAGTTATAGAACCCGCAATAGAAGAAATAAATAATTATAGTGATATAGAAGTAAAATGGGAAGTAGGGGAAAAAGAGGGGAAAAAGATTAAATCTATTGTTTTTACTATCAATAGCGGGGCTTATTTAACTGCTGATGAAAAAGATGAAAAAGAACATCGGCGTAATATGAAACTATACGGCGTTAAAAGTCCTGCCTTTACATACCGCAAAGAACGTAGAATTAAGTATATAAAGCGATAAGTAAGGTTTGTTAATAGTGGTAAGGAAAGCAACCAAATTTGACAATGCCCTTCATTCGCACAGAATGCCCCTCCTCAGCCTTTCCAACTTTCCTTGATATAAACGTCAGGGCATGGGGTTGGAAGGGCAGGAGGGGGCAATTTCAATCGTTTTCGTAAATGGTTAAACTAATACCCTGCCCCATGATGTGGGGCAGGGCATTTTTATGCTTCATCATCAGCAGAAAGGTAGATATCTGCCAAATCTTCATCAGCCTTAATGGCTTCAAACTCAGCAGGGTAGAGATGGGCTATTAAATCAACATCCCTATCAAAAACGCTATGGATAGTATCAAAATAGCCATCATCGTCTAATTCGTGGCAAAGTGTGGCGAGATACTCAGCAGCAAACCGCCAAAAGGCAAACTCGCGGGTAGGCTTTTTACCATACTTGCGGTAGTATTCGCAGCGTAGAGCCGCAATTATAGCCTTATCAAGCATAAAGCAGAAACCCCTTACTTAGCAGCCTTTTCAAGGGCTTTAAGAGCCTTGCCAATCTTAGCCATACGGGCAGCCTGAGCCTGAGAGAAAGTTACCTTAGGTTCGGGTTCGGCGGGCTTCCAACCGAGGAACTTTTCAAGGTATTCATTGCGGGTGATGATGAAAGAAGCACCAACCACAAACTCCTTACCCTTCTTAGAAGTGCGGGTTTCTGCCATCTTAGCACGTTCCAACAGGTATTTAAGGGCATCAACGTCCCCACGGGTTTCGGCATCATCGTAGAGAGCATCAAAATTCAAGTGCTTAATCTGTTCCTTGTCGTTAATATTAATCAACTTAGTAGCGTCCATAGAAATATACCGCCTTTCTTTTAATGTGTGCCGCAAAGAACATATAACAGCGACAAAGCAATTCCTATCACACAGGCGTTATAGACGATGCGGCACGGCAACATAATACGCCTATTGGAAACATAATACAATGTATCATTTGGTAAAACAAGAAAAAATTTTTAATAGCGTTGGGCAAAGTAGGAAAATCATATAACAAGAATTTTTATATATAAAGAGGGAAACACGGGGGGAGTAGCGGTATATTACATATACGGTTTTTCGCTACGCTCAAACCTATATGTAATATACCTTATAGCCGCCCCATAAATGGGGACGGCTAATAAACCAATAGTAAAGAGAAGTAAAGGAAGTAAATGTTTCACGTGAAACAATTGAAAAGACGCGGCAATGGCGTTATAATAAGCAATAATCGCATACAAAAAGAAAGCGGGTATCAGCGTGTAAAAAAATTATTGGCTACCGGGAAATAATTTTACACAAGGATACCCTTTTTCTATACATCAAGATAAACAAAGTTATTTTATTTTATTATATATTTAAGAGCCGTATTTTTATTGCTAATAACTATAAAAATGACGTGATAGCGTGAAAATTGATAAATCATAAAAAAATGCGTGTTGCCGCAGTTATTCCTTCTCTTGCTATTGGAGCGAGAAAAAAATTTTAGTCATAAGAAAAAAACTACTTACCGCATACCCTCAATAAAAACTTATAGGGTGAAGGGGCGGCGGTTCGCGTCTCCCTCCCTGTATGCCGCATTAGGTAGGCACGGGGTATCAAGAGGGTTAGCCCTTGCCGTCAAAATTTGAAATTTTCAAAAATTTTTGATATAATAATAGAGTAAGATGAAGCAAGGGCAACAAGCCCCGACAAGAGAAAGGAAAAGACTAATATGAAAAAGTTTAGTGTTGTTGTTGAAATTATGCTACAAGAAACTTTTGAAGTAAAAGCAGAAACAAGAGAAGATGCCGTAGAAATGGCAAAGAATGCTATGACAGATGAAATAGAATATAATATTAACTATGAAAACCTTAATAAGGATGTAGAGTATTCGGGCGGCGGTTATACTATCAAAAGAGCAGACGCAGTAGGATATTATAAGGTAGATGGAACTTATAAGTATTACGCACGATAAGAGAAAGGAAAAAAGAATTATGAATAAGTATATTATTAATGTTGTTACTACTATGTCCGACTTTGTTAGCGTGTATGCCGATAGTGAAGAAGAAGCAATTAGCAAGGCTAAATATGGTATGAGTAAGGTATTGGAATATATGAACTATGAAAATGAATACTGTTCTTATGAATACGGCGATAATAGTATGAAGGCTGAATATATTAGAGATGATGAAGTATGCTGTATTTGCGGCAATGACAATCCTAATAACAATGCCGCACCCTATGCGGATGGCTATTGCTGCGATGAATGTAATAGCAAGTATGTAATCCCTGCCCGTATTGAAAAAATTTTTGAAAACCGCAGGGCAAAACAGGTAAGTTAATAATACATAGATTTTATAATATAGTGAAGGGGCTACCCTTCACATATTGAGAATGGAGGAAAAAAATTATGTTAAGTGAATTTGAAAGAAACTTAAATGCTGAAAGAAAATTACAACTTCTCTATTGGACTATTGAAAACCTAAGAACCAATGAAGAAGATGAAGCATTATTAACTACATTCAACCTAATACAGAACTTATGTTATGCTGATGGAATGTATAGAACATTGGTTGATAAATGGGAAACAATAGAACAAGAAGGGATAGAAGAAACAGAGAAACTTTTACCCTTACATTATGGCAATATGAATAGATAAGCAGGGGCAACCCTGCTATATGGGAACATAGCACAACGGTTAGTGCGGTAGTCTTATAAACTACTGAATTAAGGTTCAATTCCTTTTGTTCCTACCAACTGCGGCAAGCAGTATAAGGATATCCTACGCAAGGGCAGCGTAGTTAAATTAAGTGCCTACGAATTTCATAGAAGAATGTAAAGATAAACTTTACAGCCTTTTTCCTTCCTTTCTCTTAGGGGGTTAGCATTGTAGCGATACAAGGCTAACCCCTTTTGTATTGGAGCGAAAAAGGGCATAAGAGAACAGGAGGAAAAACAAATGTTTTATGATGATTTGGCTATTGGAAAACGCGGCGAAAAGTTAGTAAAAGACGCAATAGCCGCACGGGGGCACACGGTAGAAGATTTAAGCAATATAGAAGAATATCAAGACTTAGATATAGATTTACGCCTAACTGATAAAAAAGGCGTATCAATCACAATGGAAGTTAAAAACGACATAAAGAGCAATTATACAGGCAATGTATTTATTGAAACCTATAACCGCAACAATGTTAAGCGGGGCGGCGATGGTTGGATTTAGTATTGTGAAGCAGATTATCTATGTTTCGTTCAAGAGGATAAGCGGGAAGCACATATAATAAGGCGTGACGAACTTATAAAGCATTGTTGGAATAATGATTATCGGCAAAGTAATAGCGACTTTTCACGCGGCTATTTAGTGCCTATCAGCAAGTTAAAAGAGTATAGCAGTTATTTCTGCTTAAAGATTGGGGGCTATGATTGGTAATGTGGTTAGCAGTATGTTGGATATTGGCTTAGATGGAATTTGTGCCGCCGTGGGTATGGGGTTTCTTTATTGGTAGTTGGTTATACCAACTCTTTTTTAAAGATTGAAAAATAAAATACTTTATAATAATATAACTATGGGAGGGGGCAAGTATGCCTTCTCCCTTTTGTATGGGAGGTGAATAGTATGTCAAGAAAAGCGGGTTTAACAAGAAAAGAAAAGGCATTTTGCGAACTTTACGCATTAGAGAATTATAGTGCGGTAAGAGCCTATGAAAAAGCATACGGTTGTGAATACAGCACAGCAGCCGCACAGAGTTGCCGCACCATACGCCGCCCACAGGTGAAAGAATACATAGAGCAATTACAGAGGGAAGCGTGGAACGCGGCATGTATCAACGCGGAAAAGGTAGGCTTAAAGTTAGCGGAAATAGCATTCGCCGCAAAGAATGATGAATACTATACGCCTACCCAACAACTAAAAGCACTTGATTTGTTAGGTAAGCAATTAGGAATACAAACACAAAAGATAGAAGCGGACGTTAATACAGAAATAAATATCTCTATTGAGGAATGATAGAAATGATATGTATTAAAAGTGATAGGCTAATAAATTATTTGTGGGAGCGTGGATGTATTCCCGCATTTGATACACCAACAGCCGCGTATTATTTCATAACGAAAGATTTACATATGCTATTGGAAACATACTATATTCGGTTTTATTGTATTCCTAACGAAAAGGGGCGTTATTGATGGAAACAGCATTATTTTTTATTGGCGTATGCGTAGGAGCGTTATTTGTGCTGATATATGATGTGTGCTGTATGGCGGCAAATAGGGATTAGGTGGAACTATGGCACAGATAAACCTAAAATTAAATAAGGGCTTGTTTGTGCCTAAGTTTTATCCTTACCTGTTGGACTATACCCATAGATGGGAAGTATATAAGGGTAGTGCGGGAAGTGCTAAATCATACTTCATAACACAAAAGATAGTAGTAAGGGCTTGCCGCGAAAAGGTAAAAGTATTGGTTTGCCGCAGATATGGAAGCACAATAAGAAATACCTGTTTTTCTCTATTCAAAGAAATACTAACCAAATGGCAACTAATGCCCTATGTGAAGATAAGAGAAACAGACTTTAATATAAAGTTTCCCAATGGTAGCGAAATAATATTTATGGGGCTTGATGAAGAAACAAAACTCTTATCCCTAAACGGGGTAGGGGTTATTTTTATTGAGGAAGCCTTTGAAGTTCCTAAGCCAATAGTAGAACAGTTAAACCTACGCTTACGCGGCAGCACACCAAACCAACAAATCATAATGGCATTCAATCCAATCAGCAAAAACCATTGGTTATACGACTTTTGCGAGATAAACCCGCCTACATCCTTTGTAATAAGCCATAGCACATACAAGGATAATCCATTCTTAAACGCTGAGTATATCGCAGAATTAGAGGAACTATATACCCGCAACCCGGCAAAAGCCCGTGTTTTCTGTGATGGCGAATATGGCGTAGATGCTGAGGGGTTAGTTATTACCAATTGGCGGGAACAGGCATTTGATGCTATGGCACTTGCCGCAAAAGGCTATGAGTTAAGGTATGGAATGGATATAGGATTTATAGACAAAACCGCAATAATCCTAAGCCTATTCGACAAGGAAAATAAAACTATTTATGTGTTTGATGAATACTATAAAAGCGGTAGCCAACTAAACGAAATAGCGGCAGCGGCTAAGGCAATGAATGTAGGGAAAACTAAAATCTATGTAGATAGTGCTGAGCCGCGTAGTATCCAATATTTCCGCAATGAAGGGCTTAATGCTGTTGGATGTGCTAAGGGCAGGGATAGCGTTAAGGCGGGGCTTATGTTCCTACAAGATATGCTTATTGTGGTTCATCCCTCTTGTAAGAATATGATAATGGAATTATCTAATTTCAGTTATATCAAGAGCAAACAAACGGGAGAATACACAGAGGAAACAACACACGAATTTTCCCACGCCATAGACGGGCTAAGATACGCTTATAGCGATATTTACACAAGCACAAAACTAAAAACGCTTAACAAGGCGGCATTCTCTATATAAAGGGGTGAAAGAATTGTTAGAGATATACGGAAACAAACAACACCTGTATCAATGGGACATAAACCAAAAAGTTATCGTAGATGATAAAGAAGTTATACAAGTTCATTTTGATAACGGCACAGGCACGGTTTTTGTATGTGAATTATATGAATACAATGGGGTAATGGTGGCAGATGTGCCTAATATCTTACTAACAACCTACTTAGCAATAAAGGCTTACGCGGTTTGTGAAGAATGCGTAAGGCACGAAAGAGTTATACAGGTTGAAAGACGCACAAAGCCAAGTGATTATGTTTATACGGAAACTGAGGTATTCAAGTATGAAAACCTTGAAAGCCGCATAGACGAAATAGAAAAGAACGGCATAAGCCAAGACGCAATAAACACGGCAGTTAGCCTATATATGGACGAAAACCCTATTGATATTAACGGCTTAATTACAACAGATGAAACATTAACTTTATCCGCAGAGGGGCAGTTAAAAGTAAATACTACTAACGATATGGAACAAGATAACACCTTACCTATCACATCTGCGGGCGTTTATGTAACTGTTGGAAATATAGAAGCACTATTAAAGACTATTTAAAGGGGGACTATAAACAATGAGTGTAGCAACCTATATATCATCTATTGAAGCAGATAGAAACACAATAAGAAATAAGTTAGTAGAGTTAGGAATGGCAGCAAGCAGCGATAAATTAAACAAGTTGGCTGATGCTATTGAAGGTATTGTTACTCAAGGTGCTGTAAGCATTACGGTTCAAGAGGGAGACACCTATACCATTCCTAAGGGCTACCACAACGGAAACGGCACAGTTAGCGGCGTTAGCGGCGGCGGTAATTATACCTTACAGGCAAAAACCGCAACCCCAACCAAGAAGCAGCAGAATATAGCACCTGATAGCGGCTTTTATGGCTTATCCGGTGTTACCGTTAATGCTATCCCGGAAGCCTACCAAGACACAAGCAGCGTAACCGCAGCAGCCGCAGACGTGCTAACAGGAAAGGTTATTGTAACCGCAGACGGCACAGTAACAAGTGGTGAAATGGTGAATAACGGAGCAGTTAATAAAACCCTTGATGTAACTACCATCACTTACACTATCCCTAAGGGCTATCATAGCGGCAGCGGCAAGGTTAATTTAGTGCTTGAAACTAAAACCGCAACGCCTACCAAGAGCGAACAAAACATTACCCCAACTGCGGGTAAAGTGCTATCTAAGGTAACGGTAGCCGCAATCCCTGATAAATATCAAGATGTAAGCGGCGTAACCGCAACTGCGGCGAATGTCTTAGAAGATAAGTATATTGTAACCGCAACGGGCGAAAAGGTAGAAGGAACTATGAAGAATAACGGGGCTATTGCCGCTACTATTGATGGTTTAACTACTACCGCTTATACCGTCCCTGTTGGATACCATAGCGGCAGCGGCACAGTTAGCCTAACCAATGATATAGAAAACGCCTTAGCCGCTATTTAAGGGGGCTAAGGTATGAGCGTAAATACAGAGATTAACCGTATTACGAATGAAGTAGCAACGCAGAAAAGCCTAATAGAGCAGATAACAACCGCCTTAGACGGCAAAGCCGCAGGGGGCGGGGGAGTAGCGTTAGAAAATGTAAATGTATCAATAAATCATTTAGGTATGATAAATAGTTTTGTATATAATAAATACGAAAATGGAGCAGTAACGCCTAAATATGAATCAATATATATGGAAGAAGGAGAACACATAATACAAGCAATAAAAGGATATAGCATTGTGTTAGTGGGTGCTGATAGTGACGCTGATGATTTTGTAGATGAATGGGAAAACGCAGAATTAATAACAGCGTATCAAGATGAAGGCACAAGTGCGTATATACTGATAGTAAAAATAACAGGCAATAACGCATATATATGCGGTTAAAGGAGGGCTAATATGTCACAGTTAGAAAACAACACAACGGGCTTAGAAGCCCTTTTAGATATGGTAAATGCCCTACCTAATGCGGGAAGCGGCGGCGGGGAAAGCAGCGGTTATCAAGTGGCAACGGGAACATTTAGTGTATCAACCACAGTATCAGCCGCAAACGCAGTAGCCGCAACGGTAAGCGGGTTAGGCTTTAAGCCGAGTATAGTAAGTATAATAAGAAATGGTTCAAAAACAGTATCAAATAGCACATCAAATAAAAATAAATACTATTTAATGGCAATAATTAAACAAGAAAACGAACTTGTAAAACATTTATCTATGGGTATGGGTTCAACAACAACAAGCGTAACAACATCAGTAAATAACGCAGGAGGAAATATACTATATGAAGTAGAAATGAATAACGATGGATTTATATTAAAAAGAGCAGAATACACATCAACATCACAAACATATCAAATAGACGCAACATCATATTATTATATAGCCATTGGGTAAAGGTAGGTGAAGAAATACGAATGTTTTATATAAATAACAATACAGAACTAACGGCAGAACTATTACATAAAATGCTTAACCGCTTTAACTTAAACGTTCTGCCGCAGTTACAAAGAAATAAAAACTATTATGACGGAAAGCAAGCAATACTAAGTAAAACCTACGCGGACGCAGATAAACCCTGTTCCCGCACAGTAACTAATTATTGTAAAAACATTGCCGATGCCTACGCGGGTTATATGGCAACTCCCGGCTATATAAGTTATTTAAGTGATAATGACATAGAAGAAGTTATGAATATACTTAAATACAATGACTATACGGCGGCAGATGCTTCCTTGCTATTGGATGCGTTAGTATATGGCGTAGGTGCTGAGTTGATGTATATTGACGCGGCAGGGCAAACCCGATTTAGAACCATTAACCCTACTCAATGTTTCGGTGTATGTGATGATAGCCTAACGGGCGATTTACTTTATTTTGTGCGTTATTACCCGGTAAATGAATGGGATGAAAGCGACACATACGCGGTAGATGTATATAGCAGCAGCAGCGTTAAACATTATCAAATGACGGGATTAAGCGGTAATTTAATGCTTATGAGTGAAGAACCGCATTATTTTAGCCAATGTCCCGCAAATATCTTATGCTTACCCGATGAAAAAAGTATTTATGATTGTGTGATGGGCTTACAGGATGCCGCAAACGAGATATTAAGCAGCGAAATAGACGATTTTTCAGCCTTTTGCGATGCTTACTTAGTCTTAACGGGCGTTGATGCTGATAAAGAAGATTTACAGGTGATGAAGGAAAACCGCGTTATTATCTTGCCGCCTGATGGAGCAGCCGCACAATGGCTAACTAAAAACGCCAATGACGCACAGGTAGAAAACATCTTAAAACGCATACACGATAGTATTTATAGGGTAGCCCAATGCCCCGACTTTTCAAGCGAAACATTTGTAGGCGGCGTTAGTAGCGGCGTAGCCATTAGATACCGCCTAACAGGTATGGAAAATAGAGCGGGTATTATAGAAGCCGCGATGAAGAAAGCCCTACAAAGACGCATAGAAATTATATGTGGTATTGCTTCTCTTAAATTGGGTGAAGAAGTATTTAGAGATATTAATATTGAGTTTAAGCGTAATATCCCTGAGGATGTAACCGCAACTATTAACCTTATCAACTCATTAAAGGGAACGGTAAGCGATGCTACCCTATTGGGGCAGTTAGACTTTATACCCGATGTAGCCGCAGAACTTGAAGCCGTAGAGGAACAGAAACAAAAGAATATGGATTTATATAGTTTCGGCGGCAGCGGCTTTAATGATACTGAGGAAGTAGCCTAATGAGTGAATATTGGTATGATAGACAAGCAAAGGCACAGAATGCCCTAACTGATAAGGGAATAGAAGCAACAGAAAAGCAGTTAAAGAAATACTATTCGCACACAATGAAAACAGTTATACGGCTATTTGAAGATACATATAACCGTGTGGCTGATAGTGCTATGAATATGGGACGCGAACCAACTCCCGCAGACTTATATAAGTTAGATACCTATTGGAAACTACAAGGGCAATTAGCACACGAATTAGAAAAGTTGGGGGCAAAGCAGGAAAAGTTATATAGCCGAAATTTTATGGAACTATGGCAAACAGTTTATAAAAATGTAGCCATACCGGGCGGGGAAGTATTTACCCATATTGATACCCAACAGGCACAGCAACTAATAAATGCTATATGGTGTGCTGATGGGCAGAGTTGGAGCAATCGTATATGGAAGAATACAGATAAACTCCAACAGGCATTGAATGAGGGATTAACCGAAAGCGTGATAGCGGGTGTTAATCCTGACAAACTCAAAAATAGATTGATGGAAGAATTTAACGTGTCATATAACAGGGCTGACGCATTAGTTAGAACTGAAATGGCACACATACAGACTACCGCAGCAGAACAGCGATATAAGGACGCGGGAATAGAAAAGGTACAAGTATGGGCTAAGGAAGATGAACGCCTTTGTAAGATATGCGGCAAACTACACGAAACCGAATATAGGGTAGGCGAAAAGTTGCCGATACCCGCACATACAAAGTGCCGCTGCTGTATAGTGCCTGTAATAGAGTAAAAACATACCGAACGTCGGTATGTTTTATGCCTTTTGAGGGGTTAGGCGTTAAAGAAACAACTATATTAGGGTAGGGGAGGGGTAAGCCCTTAACTACTATGGAGGTTAATTATTATGGATGAAATGAATACTAACGTTAGTAATGAAACCGTAGAAACCGCAGAAACTACGGAACAGGTAAAGACTTATACACAGGATGAGGTGTTAGCACTCTTACAGGCAGAAACCGATAAGAGGGTTACACAGGCGTTAAAAACACAGGCTAAGAAGTATGAAAAGCAATTATCCTTATCTAAGTTGGACGGCAACGAAAGAGAAAAGGCAGAAAAGGATAACCGTATTGCTGAATTAGAAGAAATGGTTAAGGCATTTGAAGTAGAGAAGAACCGCAGCGAATTAAAGAGCGTTTTAAGTTCTCGCGGCTTATCTGCTGAATTTGCTGATATTATCGCTATTGGTGATGATATTGAAGCCGCACAAGCCAATATTGACAAGTTAGATAAACTGTTTAAGGCAGCGGTAAAAATTGAGATTGAGAAGCGTTTAGCGGGAAACGCACCTAAGGGAAATACAAGTCCCGCAGAGATAACAAAAGATACCGCTAAGAATATGTCATTAGCGGAAATGAATAATTTAGCGAAAAACAACCCGGAAGCCTTTAATAAGGTTTTCGGGTAATTTTATTGGAGGTTTTATATTATGGCGAATACTGTTTATGAAAATAAGGTTTTAGAAGCAAAGGCAAAGGATTTACTTACTACCGCACTTAATACCCGCACTCTTATGACTATTGACAATAGCCTTGCTGAGAATGCCGGAATGATTAAAACAATCAATGTATATACTTATGACGGAGAAGTTGAAGAAGTTGGCATTGGTGAAGGTAATACTGGTAAGGGTTCTATTAACTATGTCGGTAAGGATTATACCGTTAAGATGAACCAGCAGCGTTTTTCCTACTACGATGAAGATTATATGAAGGATAGCACCATTGTAGATAATCTTATGAAGGGTGCTAATCAGCAAATGACTAATAAAATGACTGCTGACTTTGTAGGCGAACTTGATAAGGCAACCCTTACCCATTCTGCCGCTACTTTCGGCTATGATACTATTGTTGATGCTATCAGCAAGTTAAACTTAGAGGACGAGGGCAAACTTTATGTAGTTATTCCTAATGCGTGGAAGGCTGATTTACGCAAGGACGAGGACTATAAGGCAGCCCGTATGGGTGAAGTAGTCTATAACGGACAGGTAGGCACTATTTGCGGCATTCCTGTTATTGCTACTAAGGCTCTTACTGATAAGGCTTACGTTATGACTAATGAAGCCGTTAAGTTGTTTATGAAGAAGGACGTAGAAGTAGCACAAGAGCGTATTGAGAATGAACGCGAAAACATTGTCTATCTACGTGCTTGCTATCTTGTAGCCCTTGAAGATGCTACTAAGATTTGCGAAATTACTAAGGCTGCCTAATAACTAAATATAGGGGGTAGGATAACCCTGCCCCCTTTTGATATAAAGGGGGTAAAACCTATGTTAGAAGAAATTAAATTATTGATGGGGGATGCCGCAGCCGCTTATAGTGACGCACAATTAGAGTTGGCGTTAAAGATGGCACAGCAGGAAGCCGCGACTTATTGTAATAGGGCGTTGGATGATGATTTGTTACTTATCGCTCAAAAGATGGCTATTGTAAAGTTAAACCGTATGGGAACTGAGGGACTAAACAGCCAATCTTTTAGCGGCGTGAATGAAACCTATTTAGACGGCTATCCCGCAGATATTACAATGATGCTTAACCGAAAAAGAAAGGTGAAAATGCTATGATTATAGGGAATATGCGTTTTTACGACTATTGGAAAGTATCAGTAAATGAAACATACGGGCAAGAAGTGCTTCCCGATGTGAAAACAGAACCATTAGGAAAAGTTAAACTCTCTATCTATCCCACAAGCACAGGCACACAAGAAAATATCTTATATGCTAATTGTTCTTATATGGGGCTTACATTTGATGCCGAAATTGATGATAAATTTGTAATTCTTTATGAGGGTAAGCGGCTAAAAGTAATGTATAAGCAGCCTATTGGACGATACAAGCAAGTATTTTTGAAACAGGTAGATTAAGATGGGCTTAGAGATACAAGGCATAGAGGGCGTTTTTGAACGCTTAGAGGGCATAGCAGACGCGGCAAAGGCTAAACAAGCCATTACTAAGGCTTGCCTATTGGTTGAACGTCAAGCGAAAATCAACGCACAGGGGCTAAGTGAAGGTGACGGCACATTAGCGGGTAGTATCGCAAGCCGTATAGATAATTATGAGGGCGTAGTTTATACGCCCCTTTTCTATGCCCCTTATGTGGAATACGGCACGGGTATAGAAGCAAAGCACCCAACTAAACCCGGTAGGCAGGATGTGCCGTGGGTTTATGTGGAGCATAACGGCGAACCGCGACAAGGGGCACAAAAATCTTATACCCTTGAAGAAGCAAAGCAAGCCGTAGCAATCCTACGGGAGAAGGGTTTAGAAGCCCATTATACCTACGGACAGAAACCGCAGCCGTTTATGCGTCCTGCCCTTGATGATAACCGGGAAAAGATAGTAGAGATACTAAGGGAGGGCATTATAAAATTATGATAGATTTTACACCTACTATTGTTAATGCCCTAAAAACCATTTTACCAACACACTATGAATTGAAGTTAAGCAGCGGCACACCTATGCCCTGTATATCCTACCAAGAGCGTAGCAACGCAGCAGAGGAAACAGGCGATACATTAGGGTATAGCCGCATATCTTATACTATAAAGGTGTGGGGTAATGATTTAGAGCAATTAAACAATTATGCTAAACAGATTGATGATGTATTACGCCCTATTGGATGGAAACGCACGGGGGCAAATGAGTTACATAGTTATCAATCAAGCACAATACAAAAGATATTGACTTATGAAGCAAAAGCAATAGAAACATATTAAGGAGGGCTTTTAATATGGCACAGATTAGTAAAGGCATTAAGTTATTTCACGGTGAAGTTGAATTAACTAACTTACAGGAAATTCCCGATTTAGGCGGCGATACTGAAAGCATTGAAATCACTACCTTAGCCGATGCCGCACATATGTATGTAAATGGCATTAAAAATTATGGTGATAGCCTTGATTTTAAGTTCTTATACGAGAAGGAGCAATTCACCACTCTTAACGGCTTAAAGGATACTCAGGAATGGAAGGTAGAACTGCCTGATACTACTAAGTGTTCCTTTGGTGGCACTTGTAGTGTTCGCCTTGATGGCGTGGGCGTTAATGCCGCATTGACTTACACCTTGTCTATCAAGCCTGATAGCGAAATGGTGTGGGCGTAATATAAGGGCGTGGGGAAAGGGGTTTAACTCACTTTCCCCTTTTCCCTGCCAATTTGCCGCCTGTGGGCGTGAGAAGCCGCAAAGATGGATAAATACCCATCCAACAGGAGAAGCGGCTTAGAACGCAAATTAGACGGCTAAAAACGCATTTCTAAAAAAGTGAGGTATAAAAAATGATGTATATTGACTTTACAGCAGGAGATAAGGCGTATAAATTACGCTTATCCATTCGGGCAACGGTAGCCCTTGAAAAACAGTTAGGCGTAAATCCGCTAATGATTTTCGGCAATGGCGATACTATCCCAACTATAACGGTTATGGTAAATGTGCTTCACGCGGCTTTACAGCAGTATCATCACGGCATTAGCGTAAATGATGCCTATGATATCTTTGAAGCGTGGCTAAATGACGGCAATAGCATTACTGACTTTTTGCCGATTATCATAGAAGTTTATAAAGTGTCCGGCATTATAAAGCAGGATGAAGAAACAGAAAAAAACTAATAGACGGCGAGAAGGATAAAACCTTTTCGCCGTTTTTGTTTGAAAAATACGCTTATAAATGGCTTGAAACCGCGTTAGACTGCGGCATAACTGAATTATCCTATTGGGATATGACGTTAGCAGAGGTAATAAGGGCAATAGACAGTTATAAGCGGCGTTATAGACAGCAGGAACGGCAGCAAGCAGCCTATGATTATATATTGGCTGATGCTATTGGAAAGAGCGTATCCCGCGTCTATTCTTCATCTAACAAGATGCCTGAACTTTATGAACTATACCCCTCTTTGTTTGAAAGTGACGAAATCAAAGCACAACAGCAAGCAAAGCGGGATGAATTAAGCGTGTTGCGGTTTAAGCAATTCGCACAAGCCCATAATATAAGGAGGGCAGCAAAACAAGATGAATGAAGAATTAAAAATACTTATATCTGCTGAGGTAACGAAACTAAGGCAGGGTGTAGAGCAAGCCAAACAGGCTATAAAAGGATTTGGCGAACAAGTCGAAAAGGCTAAAAAAGATGTAGATGCCAATTTTCAAAAGATAGGGCAAAGTATCAAGACGGCGGCAACCGCAATAGGCGTATCTATTGCCGCTGTTGGTGCTGCTTTATTGGCTAATGTATCCGCAACTGAGGAATACAGAAACCAACAGGCACAACTATTAACTTCTTTTGAAGCAGCGGGACAGAGTGCGGAAGCCGCAAAAGAAACCTATAACGGCTTATATCGTGTTTTAGGTGATACAGGACAGGCACAGGAAGCCGCACAGCATTTAGCAAAGTTAGGCGTAGAACAGCAACACCTACAAGAATACACACATTCATTACAGGGCGTGTATTCCTCTTTCGGTGCTTCATTGCCTTTGGAGGGCTTGACGGAAGGTATAAATCATACTGTTAAGTTAGGCGAGGTTCAAGGTTCATTGGCGGACGCGTTAGAATGGAGTGGAATAAGCACAGACGCATTCAACGAAAAGTTAGCAGCGTGTAACAGCGAAAGTGAAAGGGAAAAACTAATAAGAGAAACCCTAACAAGCCTATATTCTAATGCCGCTGATGTGTATGAAAAGAATAATAAAAAGGTATTAGAACAGCGTGACGCACAGGCGAAACTACAAGAGCAAACCGCAAAATTAGGTGATGCCTTAGCCCCCGTAGTTACTGCCTTTTCTAACTTTGCGGGTGAAGCGTTGGCAATGGTAACGCCTTATATCCAATCATTGGCTGAGAAACTAATGCCGTTACTACAATCCGCATTAGATGCCATTATCCCGGCAATACAGGACGCGGCGAAATGGGTAAAGGAACACGAAACCTTATTACAGGCTGTTGGTGTTGCTATTGGTGTGGTTGTAACCGCTATTGGCTTATATAATGCCGCAGCAGCCGTAAAGGCAGCTATGGCGGCAGCAGAGGTAACAAGCGTAATGGGATTAGTAGCAGCCTACGCGGCACAAGCCGTAGCAATGGCGGCGGCATTACTGCCCTATATCGCCATAGCCGCAGCCATAGCCGCAGTTATCGCCGTTATTGTGGTATGCGTCAAGCATTGGGACGAAATCAAAGAAGCGGCTAAAAAGGCGTGGGAAGGTATTAAAAAAGCGTGGGAAAAAGCGGGAGAATGGTTTGGTAAGGTATGGGACGGCATTAAAGGGGCGTTTAAGAATGTCGGTTCGTGGTTTAGTGATACCTTTACAAAAGCCCGTCAAGGCGTAGAAAAGGCGTGGAGCAGCACAAAAACCTTTTTCGCTACAAGTTGGGATAATATAAAAACCGCGTTTTCTAAGACAAAAGAATGGTTTAGCGATACCTTTAAAAAAGCGTGGGAAGGTGTTAAAGCAGCATTTGCCAACCCGAAAGAGTTTTTCAGCGGCGTATTAGACAAAATCAAAGGGGCTATATCATCCGTTGATAGTTGGATGGGTGATAAATTCGGTTCAGCGTGGGATAATGTCAAGGCTAAATTTGCGGGTGTTGGGGCATTCTTTGAAAATATATGGAACACCATAAAGAACATATTTTCAAAGGTTGGCACGGCAATAGCAGACGGCATAA